TGCAATAGAACAAGAAAGACTTAATAGGATTAATAAATCTAATCCAGGTGGTGGACTAGCAACTGGTGGTAAAGATGATGGTGGTCCATTAGATTCTCTTAATGATAAAATAGGTTCAGCTGAACCATTATTTTATCCTGTTGATATTCAAGCTATAGATCACTATATGATTTTCTCTGCATATAAAGAACATACATTTCAAGGATCATTGGAGTCAACAAAGAGAACCAACTTTCAAAAGGAAGGTTCAGTATTTTTACCAATGCCTTCTAACTTACAAACAGGTTATCAGCAAGTATATAAAGAAGAAGCTGTTGGTGCACTTGGTATGGCTTTAGGTGCTCAAGCTAAAGGCGTTATAGAAGATGCAGCTGGAGCTAGTGGAGGAGCTGGAAAAAAAATAGGAGAAGGATTAGCAAGTATTGGTAGAAGAGCAATGAAAAATTTAGGTACTGAAGGTGCTGGTGGAGCTGCATTAAATGTTGCATTGGGTGAAGGAACTCAATTAGCAGCTGCAGCTGCAGGTGGTGTAGCTGGCCCTGTAGCTGCTGCTACAATAAACAAAGCAGTTCAAGTTGGAACAGCTTTTGCTGGGATAGCTAGAAATCCTCATATGGCAGTATTATATGACTCACCTCAGTTTAGAGCATTTGAGTTTGGTTTTGATTTAAGACCTAAAAATTATCAAGAAAGTTTAATGATTGGTAGAATTATTCACTTCTTTAAATATTATAGTCATCCTGAATATAAGTTTGGTAATCATTTCTTTGTATATCCTAACCAGTTTAAGATAAGATTTAAGTATCCTGAATTTTTATATAGATTTGGTGATTGTGTTTTAAAAAGTGTTGCAATAGATTATCACGGTGAAGGTACACCTCTGTACTATGATGCAGGTGTTGGTGAATCTGTTGATTTAGGAGATGGTGCAGGACCACAAAGTGGAAGAAAATTGAAAGCACCTGCTAATGTAAAATTACAACTTAGTTTCCAAGAAGTTAAAATACTTACTAAAAAAGAAATTCAAAACCAGGGAAGATAATGGCTTTTTACTTTAGACCTTTTCCAAAAATTGATTACGATATTAAAAAAAATAAACTACCATTGCTGTTGACTAATGTTACAGCAAGGTATAAAATAAGAGATGTATTAAAAAGTAAAGTTGCAATTTATTATGATTATTTAATCAAGGATAGTGATAGACCTGATTTAATTGCATACAAATATTATGATGATGAAACACTTGATTGGTTAATTTATCTTGTTAATGATATAATAGATCCATATTATGATTGGCCCTTAAAACAAGATGCATTTAACAAATACATGACAACATTGTATGGTAGTGTTTCTGGAGCTCAAGCAACAGTATATGAATATAGAAAAATATTAAACAGTCAAACAGTATTATTTGATGGAACTATTATACCAGAAAGATATGTTGTAGTTGATTTAAATACTTATAATGGATTAGCAACAAATGCTAGAAGAGAAGTAGATGCATATGAATATTATGAAGAACTTAATAATAAAAAAAGACAAATCAAATTACTTGATAAAAGATTTGCATCAGATGTTAAATCAGAAGTTGAATTAATTTTTGGTGAAAATTATAATTAAGATTGGTAAATTATGAGTACCTCAGTCGAATCAGATGTAACTAGTCTACCTAGTGAAATAATTTTAAGTGTTAGATTATCAAACTATAAAGACGAAGTAAGAGATATAACTGAATTAGTTTATGGATTTAGTATATATGAAGACTTATTTTCACCTACTGTATCTTGTGAATTAATAATAACTGATGCAGAAGGATTAAACACTACATTTCCAATTGTTGGTGATGAGCATGTTACAATTATCTATAAAACAAGAGGAGTAAAAACAGATAAAGAACAATACACTACTCGTGTAAGAACATTTCAAGTATATAAAATGGCTAAAATTGTTGAGTCTGCAGAAAGACAACAAAACTATAAATTATTTGGAGTAGATGATCACTTTGTAATGAATGAGATGATTGATTTGAATACAAGTTATGTTGGATCCAATTGTGTAAAAGCTATTAGTGATATATTTAAAAGTAATTTTATTAAAAATGTCAATGATGAATTTAGACCATTTATAATTTATCCTAAGTTATTTGGATTAGAAACTAATGATGTTTTAGAGTCAACCAATAGTTCTTTTTATATTGCTCCAGGTGTTACTCCTTTTGAAGCAATTAGTTATCTAAAAGGTGAAGCTGAGCATAAAAATTTAACAAATAGCAGTGATTATGTTTTTTATCAAGATTATAATGGTTTTCATTTAACTACCTTAACTGAACTTAAAAATCAAGATGCAAAATTTAATTATACTGTAAAGGATATGGCTGCAGATGCTGATGATGTTGGAGCTAAAGTAGGTCAACAATCCAATAATGATGAAGTAGATGATATGAGAACAGTATTAGAATTTGATATTCAAAAAACATTTGACTCACTACATCACCTCGGATTAGGTACATATGGAAATAGAGTTGCAGCTATTGATATTTTAACAAAAAGATTTGATGAAAAATCATTTAGCTACTTCAATGAGTATCCTACACTTAATACAATGGATGTAGGAGGTTTGCTAAGTCCAAACAGTTTATATAAATTTTCTGGATCAACTCATACTAGGTATATACCAACTGAATTATTATCAAGTAGTATACCAACAGGTGTACCTACTAATTTTACAAATGAGATACCTAACTATAATCAAACACCTTATTTTTATCCAATTGATAAAGAAAAACCTGATCCTAAAAAAGATAAAGTTGAAGGTACAATTAGTAACAAATCTGCTAATGAAAGACAAAGAGATTTATTATCAAAAGACACCAAAATAAGCAATCCAAGAAGAAAACATTATATGTTAAATCAAAGAGTTTCAGCTAAAGGAGTTTTAGATACAATTATGGTAGATATAGTAGTTCCAGGTAATAGTGATCTTAAAGTTGGAGATACTATTAATTTCTATCTACCACAAACTTCAGCTAATTTAGATGGAGAGTTATATAATTTCTTCTTTGGTCAAAGAGATCCAAAATTTTTAGTTGTAAAATTAAATCAAAAATATACAACACATGTTACATCTTATCATACAATTATAACTATAGTTAAAGATAGTTACAAAGATGAAATAACAACAATTATGAAAAAAGTAGCTGACAGTAAAGGACAACCAAGTGACCAGTAAAACATTTGATAAGGAATATTTAGGACTGAATGGTTTTGTTTGGTTTTTTGGTGTTGTTGAAGATATAATGGATCCATTGAAAGTTGGAAGAGTAAAAGTAAGATGTTATGATTGGCACACTTCTAATAAAGGTGACTTACCAACTAATCAACTACCTTGGGCTCAAGTTATGCTACCAGCAAATAATGCAGCAGTATCAGGTATAGGAACTTCACCAAATGGATTAAAACAAGGAAGTTGGGTTATAGGATTTTTCTTAGATGGTGAACAAGCTCAACGACCATTTATAATGGGATCTATACCAGCTATACCAAGTCACAAAGCAGATAAAGATAATAAGAATAAAGGCTTCAATGATCCTGAAGGAAGATATCCAACTGTTGCACATGAACCTGATACAAATAGACTAGCTCGTAATGATGCAAATAATGCACACAGTGTTATAGCTTCTAAAAATAGTGGTAGATCATTATCAGTACCAACTGCTATGATGGATCCAGCTGGTAAACATTGGGAAACAGATTATTCTTGGAATGAACCTGCTAGTGCATATGCAGCAGTTTATCCAAATAACCATGTGTTTGCAACACAGTCAGGACATATAAAAGAATTTGATGATACAACTCATAATGAAAGAATACATGAGTATCATAAAACAGGAACATTTTATGAAGTTGATAAAGCTGGTATAAAAACTACT